CCAACGACATAGTACTGGTTACCACCAGATGCATTAGCAGAGGTGAGGTTAGCAGAATAGGGGTCGATGTAGACACGGAACTTGCCGTTAATTGTACCAGCAAAGGTGTTACCGGTGTCATCAACGTTCAAGTTAGCGTTGAGTGCTGGGGTGTAATCAAGGATACCAGCCATGGTCAGTGCGGAAGCAACGTCTGCGGAACACAGAACCATGTTGCCCTTTCCTCTACGAGTTCTTTGAGCAATCGCGTTAGCGTCTCTCTCGATTTGGAACAGAAGACCTTTGAACTTCTCAACAGACCAACGACCGTTAGAGTCAACGTCAAGGTCGAAAATACCAGCAGTAGCTGTATTGGTGACAGCACCTTGCTCAGCAATTTTGTAGATGGTACGGATAACTTCTCTGTTGATTTCCGCAAGGATTTCAGTAGAGAGGATGTTAGCCAGTTCGGCTTCTGCATTCAGACCATGAATAGCCTTAAGGTCTTGTGCCAGTTCCAAGGAGTACTCAGCCTTGAGTGCTCTAGACTTGGCAGTTACAGTGACTTTCTCAATCGAGAAGGCCATCTGGTTGAACTGATCACCGGTACCAGTGCCGAGATTCTCAGCATCACCAGTCTGCATTCCCTGACCAACATTATATGGTGAGGGGTTCGTGGTTGCAGTACCAACGGGGTTCAGTACAGAAGGGTTAGCACCATTTTGTGCAGTGGTACCAAAACCGACAGGACCATCGGAGAAACCACCTTCTAGGTTGAAACCGTCATCCTGACCAGAGAATGCTGTATTTGCCTCGTCGAACAGAGCTTCTGTACCACTCTGATTCTCGTAACGAGAACGCATTGCGAAGATAAGTCCGGTAGGACCGTTCATTGGTTGAACACCAGCCAAGTCATATGCGACCAGGTTAGGCATTGAACGTCTGATCAAGGAGATCAGTACGGGGTCGAAACCAGCAACAGGACCAGCTGCGGCTGCACTACCACTGAAACCAGCAGGGTTACTACCTGCAGAGTTAGTGGGGGATTCCATCAGGTTGATACCCTGACTGAATGCTGCTTCCTCACGGAGGAATTTTTCTTGGTTCTCGAGCAGGACTGCGGTTACGCTTCTACGGTGTGAATCCTTGATTGGATCAAGGCCTTCATAGTCGAGAAGTGGACTCCACTTTTCCTGCAGATGTTCAGATTGAAACATTTGCTTTTACCTAATAGTTAGTTTTGTTTGAATGAATGTTAAATTCAGCTTTTGAATGCACCCAATGTTCTGAGATATGCTTCCATGCTGGAACCAACAGGAGCAGGAGTTGAATCAACTCCTTCAGAAAGGGTTTGGGGAGCTTCAGATTTTGTAGTTGGAGTTCTAGAGAAGTATGACTCCTTCAGAGTTTCCAGCTTTTCACGATATTCTTCTTCACTTTCAAACTCAATACTTTCAGCTAGTGAAGCGAGCTTCTCTTTCTGTGTAGCGGCAAGGCCTTCAGAAACGTTATCAAGAATATTATCAGAAACTGATTCGGCAAGACGCTTGTTCAGGCCGATATTCTTATCGATTTGCTCGTTGAGTTTTGTCTCCATATCATCAAGTTTGTCTACCATGCTCTCAAGAACATCATATTTCTCTTCAGGGATAGTTACATAATGTTCTTCAAATAGACCCTTCATTCCAGAGAGGAAGGATTCTGTCATTTCGGTCTTGAGACCATGTTCGATTGCCAACTCATTCTCTTTCATCCACTCTTCGCAGACGTACTCAAGATAAGAGTCAACTCTTTCAGTAAGAGATTCTTTAAGGGTTTCTCTTTCTTCGTCCAGTTTGACTTCAAACTGAACTTCCAGGGTTTCCTGGATTTCTTTGATTTTTGAGGTTAATGCGGCTTCAAAGATGACCTTAGCCTTTTCTTTGAATTCTTCGGAGAGCTCTTCGCCACCGAGAAGTGCGTTTACATCTTCTTCAATGTCAATGCCTTCGTCTTCAGAAACAATCTCTTCTTCTTCAAGAACTTCTTCTTCTACAGATTCGATTTCTTCTTTAGCCATTTTCTTCATTGCATCAGCTTTAGCAGCTTTTGAATTGACTACATCACTAACTGTTTTGATCGTAGGCTCTTTGAGCTTTGCAGGACCGTCAGGGTCATTGGTATAGTTCTCAGGGGTAGGACCACCAAGATCTTCGTATGAACCAGACAACCCTTCGCCAGGATTTGAAAGCTTCGGCATACCCTCAGCAGGTTTTGCGTTCGCATTCACAGCAGTCTTAGATTGCTCCATTTCTTGTAAATCTCCACGAGACATTTGAACTTACTCCGATTAACCTATGTATAATCTATATTTATTTATAATTTGTTATTCTTATCACAGATTGTTTAAAAAATCGTTAAACAGATTAAGTTTCTGTTCGTCCAATTGTTTTTGTGTGACAAGAGTATTAATATGCTTGTAAGTTTTGGCGGCTTGTTGTTCTCTAAGGATGCCACCATCCCAGATCCATTCCTTACCTTCCATGATACCTTCAACGAAAGCATCAGGTGCAGAAGGGTCTGCTACAATATCAGCAGCAGTGGCCAACATAAAGTCGGAACCAACAACGTTGATACCATCTCTAGTTTTAGTCAGTGATCCGATGCCTCTAGAAGAAACCCCCAGTTTGACACCTTCACCAATAAGTGATTGTGCAATCTGACCCATTGGGGTTGAGAGGATCTTGGCCTTACCAATGAAGTTTGTTCCACTTTCTTTGAGTGAAACAATTTTGTGACTGACACGATCCAAGTTAACTGTTGGACCATCTGGGTGTCCAAGTTCCCCAAGGGCCCTTCCACACTTAATATGGTTTTCTGTGTATCGTTGGACTTCCTTTCTCAAGCCCTCCATCTGATACATTCTTCCATTACGATTACAGATGTCACCTTGAAGGAAGATACCTTCAATGAACATACTCTTTTTACCGTTCTTTTCTTCGACGATAAAATCAACTGTTTCGATTTCTTCTCTGATAAGTTGCATGGATCTTCAGGATGTTTGTACTTGTTGGATTTGAGCTGTGCCAGTTCCAGATGTAGTAACCGCAGCTACCTTAATTGACCTTCTCAATGTTGCGTAGTTAGAAGTAAAGTCTCCAATAACAGATGATGAGTTATAATCAATAACACATCTTGTACCAAAAAATCCACCAACACCGGCAGTATTATTCACTGATAGAACGTTTTGATGTGTAAAATCAAATGCAGCTTGACCAGTAACAGTCAACGATACAGCTTCTCCTACACCAAAAGGACATCCAGTCCCTTCAGGGAAATCTAGAGTTGTAGTAGTTCCTTTGGTATATGCAACAACTCTTTGAGAAGCTACAGGTCCAAGTGAAATCTCTGAAGTATCCGTTGTAGATACAAAGAAGTCTGAAGTAGTTGCAGTTGGATTATTACCATATGCAACGTGAATTCCTGTTCCTATTGCTACGACTCTGAGAGTATCAGATTGCTGTGCAATTGCTGCTGTTTGAGCTGAAGAATTACTAGTTGCTAAAGTAGTATTGATTCCTACTGGTCGTAATGCGCCCATTATTTTAAATTACAATAGTTACTTATAAAGTATTTAGTATTACTCTTCTTCAGAAGGGTATACTTCTGTCTCAGATTCAATTTCTTCATCAGAAACTGACTCATCAAAAATTGATGCAGCAACGTTTGGTCTAACAATTTCAATCTGTTCCGCACTCTTTGCAAACAAAATGTCTTTGATTTTATCACTGATTTGTGATGCAGACTCGTCATCTTTGACGAGCATGTCCATAAGGTCATCCATGTGAATTAATAATTACGTTAAAAGTTATTTAGATTACACCACCGGCTGGGTTTTTTGGAGCCGCTGGATCTTTGGGTACTTCTGGTGATTGAATTGCATCACCACCACCCATATCAGGTGGAATTGCACCACCCATTCCTGGTGCACCACCCATTTCAGGATCCATTGCAATTGCATTAGGATCGGGAATGATACCATTCTCAATCTCTTTTTCAATCAACGTATCCTGCTCAATAATCTCATCATCAGTCTGACGGAAGATATTTCTTCTTACATACTCAGAAGAGTAATACTTACCAATATATGGTTCCATCAGTGTTGCCAGGTTGATTCTCTCTGTCATCAACTCTGCATTTTTAAGTTCTGCAAAGTGATTGTCATACAGGAAGTCATATTGAATATGGTCTGCCATGTACTCCCAATCTTCAGGAGTCACAATGTTCTTCAATATAAGTTGAGTTCTCAACATGTCGTTAAACATATCAGAGAATCTCTTCCTCATTCTTCCAACAAACTTGGAGAACTTAACTTCGTCCCTCAAGATTTCTGAAGAACGACCCAGTGACATACCAGAACCTTCACCTTCAATTCTGGTCTCAGGAACATTCAATGCTCTATAAAGCTTTCTCTGGAAGTAGTTGATGTCAGTAATTTCACCAAGGTTCTGACCACCAGGAAGTGTAGTAATTTCAGTACCACGACCACCTTCTCTACGAGGCAGCCAGAAGTCTTCCATCATAGACATGAACTTCTTATCATCACGAAGTTCACCAGTGTTTGCATCATAGACTAACTTGTTTCTATAACGCATCATGACATCACGCAGATACTGTTCTGCTTTCTGCTTGGGAAGATTGCCAACGTCAATGTAGAAGATTCTGCGTTCGGGTGCTCTTGATAGACGATAGATAACCAGTGAGTCCTCAATCATCATCAACTGATTGAGTGGTTTGATTGCCTTATGCATCCAGGACAATGTAAGTCCTTTGTTTCTATCTACCAGACCAGAGGTGCAATAGGTAACAGAATCACGAGTCATCTTGACTCCCTTCTGTGGATTACCACCGTACCCATTACCAGTACGAGCATCTGGAGTATAGATGAAGAACTCTTCTATCTCTGGAAAATCGTATGCAGTTTCGTTAGAATTTGTAAATGCGGTTTGTGCGGTCTGAACACTATCAGGACCTTTCTTCTTCAACTTACGAACATAACGCATTTTGGCTGAGTCAATATACCTCAGTTCTTGAATACCCTCTTGTGGTTTCTTTTGGTCAATGACTTTATTGTAGTAAAGTCTTCCGTCAATATACCAATTCCTAAAGATTTCGTGTGCCTTCTTATCAAAGTCAAGAAGTTCGAGAATATATCTAAACTCTTCTCTTACCTTTTTCTTGATATTATCACTTGCACTTAGATTGGACAGTTCGATTGATACTGGAGTATCATTTGTATCTGAAACAATTGCTTCATTTACAATGTCTTCAATTGCACTATCACATTCTGGATAGAGTGCCATCTGACGATATCGTCTGATTAGATCAGTCTCATTTTTATATACCCCTTCAATATCTACGTAGCTACCAAAAAAACCACTACTGACATAGTTCTCCGATCCATCCTGATTATTGGGTGGAATCGGAGATACTACGCCAGGCGGTGTTTTTTCGGTATCTTCAATTGAGTAACCAAATAGTCTCGCCATTGCAATATATTTACTAGAAGTGTATCTCCTAGTTATTTATCATTCAATCAAAACTTCACCAGCACCACTACCAGAAGACTCCAGTGAGTTACCGATTGTATAATATTGAACATCGAATGATACCGTAAATTCTTCTAACTGATCCCCACTACCATATGCAAGGTCAATTTGACTGATATTCGTTGGGAAAATATCGAAGAACTTATACGTCCTCAGAACCGCGGACTGACCACCTTCATTGGTGGTTACAAATCTTTCAGCACCTCTACCGAGTTGTTGAACATATGCGTCGGTCATGTATGATGATGGGTTGGTAACACCAGTTGCATCATCAAGTTTACTGATAACGTTTGCCCATCTTTCGAACGCTGTTCTAAGTTGGAAATCCTCATCATTGATGATTGTAACTTCCCATGCATCGAACGTTCTGTCTCCAGCAACCTTCAATTGTCTACCTCTAAAAGGTACATTAAATGAAGGTGTATTTGAAGCAGGAAGGGCTGCAGCCTTACAAAGGAACTTAAATGTTCCATTCTCCGACTGGTCGCCACTACCCCATGCATCAGAAATTGCCGATGGGAATGATGGAATTGAAACTTCAAATAGATTGGGACGGGCGCCACCGCCCGCTAATCTGGATTTGAATTGTGAAAGTGATTTGGTCTCTGCCATTAGTTGATCCTCCTAGTAGTTATTTAATATAATCAAACAGTACCAATTACTTCTTCGAAGTCAACACCAGTTCTAGTAGCAACGAACGTCAAGGTGACGAAGTTGATAGACTTGGTTGGCTTCAGGAAGATATCAGCTCTAAACTCATTGTTGTCAATGACATCTGGAGTGTTATTGGATTCGTCACAAATAACTCTGAAATCGTAAACACCTCTCTTAGCTTGAACATCTCTCAAATAGGGTTCGACAATGTTAACAAAGTTTGCTCTAGTGTTAGAGTCATTGAGTTCGAACAACTGGTCATTCGCAGCCCCCTCAAGAGCTTGTTCTACAGTCAAGAACAATCTTCTTACGTTAATTCTATCGAAGGCCGAAGAATAAGCAAGAGCAGTCTTATCACCGTAAAGTGCAATACCAGAACCTCTTTGGTTGATGATTGAGTTGATTCTACCAGAGTAGAGTTCGTCTCTTTGATTCTTGGATGGGTTGTATGCCATCTTAACTGCATTGTTCAGAACACCTCTCTGGAGACCAGCAGGTGAGAACCAAGGATACGCATTAAGTGCAGTTCTTACCATCAAACCAGCAATATCACCATTAGTTGGGATATAACGGAATGCGTTATTGAATCTATCGTAAGTGTACTTATAACCTGTATCAAACACCGCATAAGACGATGATTGAAGAGGTGAATAGAAACCTAATACGTTTGCTGTTTGTGTAGTAGAATTGGTTACATTTACAACGTTAGCTCTATGTGGAGAGATAGTCGCAATACAATCCTTTCTCTGTTCTGCAATAGAAATCAGAAGATTTGCTTTTGCTTGCGATTCATTTTCTACCGCAAGTCCAGGACCCATGATTAGATAATCAACAGCAATCTCATCTTTGTTAGCAAATAGATTGTAACCTTGTAACAGACCAGCAAGGTCAGCAGTCATACCCTTATTGGCACTATAGTCAACACCACCAGTCAGTGTATAACTTACATTTCCCAGTGAGGAGAAACTAATACCTTGTGCTTCTTGACCCCAAAGGCCTTCGGCATTTGTATAAGGTGTGAAGGAAGTCGAGAAACCAGATGCTGTTGGAATCGTATTCCAATAAGTATCTTGTGCATTCGATGGGTTAAACCCAGCAAAAGCAAACTTCGAATTGTTTGCAATGAAGTCCTTGTAGTAAGTCCTAGTAGGATTGTCTCCATCAGCAGTAGCATCAGAAGCCTTAGACAACGATACAAACCTTTCAACAATATTACCCTGAACTCCGGTAACATCTCCACTGTCGTCTACAACCACTACGTGAATTGCATCGTTTGCACCAGATCTTTCAGTTGCAAATCTGTTGGATACTGGTCTTGGTGCTACATTTCTCCAGTAAACTATAGAATTTGTAAGACCAAGAGTTTGTTGATCGTACCAGTCAGATACTGTAGAAGTACTAGAAGTGGTTGGGGTTCCACCAGTTCCTGGAGTGATAGTGAGTATATCACCATCAGAGAATGAATTTGCTGGATTATAATTCTGATAAGTAATCGGAGTTTCAGTTCCTGCAATCGATGTCAGTGTTTGATAGGTAACAGCTGTACCAACCAATGCAGATTGAGCAATACCTACGGACAATGTGACTGTAGAAGAACCAAAACTTACAACATCAATACCACTATTATTCTGTGTAACACAAATCGTTCCTGTAGTAATACCAGATGTACTATCGACAGAAAGTATTGTTGTACCTGCTGTTCCAATACTACTTATTGTAGTAAAACCAATGTTTGTGGTAGATTCTGTAGTCGGGTTAACCCTTGCAAGTACCTTAACTTCAATCGAACTATTTCCGTTTACTGCATCCGTGGTAACTCCAGTGATAATACCCTTCAGGTTGCCATTGAACTGAATTAGTGAACCATTACCTGGGATAGTAGTTCCAACCTTTGGTGTAGAAACACCATAACCAACAACAAATCCTGATGCACCTGGATTAGTAGTAGCGACACTAATAATCTGATCTGATAGATTGTCAATCACACAAACTTTCAGACTGTTCGACCATGTACCGGGATTTCTTGCTGCCCAGTAGAAACTGGAGTCTGTCTGATGATTCTGTTCGTAATCATCTAGATTATCAATTCTAACAGCTTCCGAAGCTTGTTGAGTTCCGGCATTACCATTATTAAGGGTGTCTCCACCGACTCTAACAACTTTTAAAATACCACCGTAGGAGAGGAATGAATTTCCAGACATCCAGTACTCGTACTGTCTATCAGTTCCAATTGGCTTACCAAAAGTATCAAGGAATTGTTGCTGTGTCTCAATCGTAATTGGTTCATTTACTGGTCCCAATGAAAAGGGTCCTGCAATTGCACCAATGTTGTCAAGAACGTTCTCAGCTCTTCCAACAGTTAAGTCAACTTCCCTGACTAAAACTCCTGGAGATAGTTGAGGAGTAGCCATGTTTTCTCTCTCCTTTTTTACTCATTTAACTAAAAATATTTATGAATATCCCGGTTTTGATAGGGTAAACAGGAAGTAAACCCTACCAATCAGGGTATTCCCACCTTGATTTCGGAGTTCTATCTTTCTTCTTCTCCTTTACATACTCAATAAAACACTCTTTACAGACATATGAATAGGAAGAAGGAACTGCTCCTCTATCCTTTCTTGTCCTATAAAAATCGTCTACAAGATTTTTGAACTCACCACAACTTTTACATCTCCTGTCATTTAAAAGTAAATGACCCAGTTCTAGTTGCTCATCAAAGTCCATTAGTAGTTCCAGAGTTCCCAACCACCTGCAGCAGTTCCATACTCATCATACTCATTACTCTTGGTATACCACCTATCTCCTTCATTATCTACAAAGGTTCCTTCATCTAAACCATCATTCATAAAACCAAACGGTGCCATGTCTTGTTCGATTTGGTTCTTCTGTTCTTCATACAGTCTCTTACGAACATCTTGGTCAGTTAGTTCTTTAAAGTAATCCTGTGCAACTAACCATGCATAAATGACTAGACACATTGCAAGGTCATCATTACAACCTTCTTCTGCCTCAAATGAATTACTCTTTGAGATAAATGTAGTCAGTTCTGAAATAATCTCATAGTCATTGAAGATAAGTTTATCTTCTTCAATCATTGTCTTAAGATTAAGTGACCCAATCTTTTTGACAGTCTTGGACATCTTGACACCAAGTTGGGTTTTAGTTCCAGAGAAACCCTGTCCTACAACTTGTCCTGCCCTACCCCTCATTGCACACATCAGAACATTCTGATATTCCAAGTCATATTGAAGAATACTTGCAACCTGGTCTCCAATATCATTGACCTCACAAAGAACAAATGCATTGTTATATTTCTTTGCTAACTGAAAAATGATGTTAGGGAACAACATCGGTTTGATTTCATTGTTCCTATACTTCGCCACAACTCTATGTGGGAATGTAGTAATATCAGTAATAATAAATGCAGAGTAGTCATTACCTACTCCTCTTGCAACGTCAACAGTTACAATATAATCGTGGTCAGGAATTGGTGCAACATGAACATCTAGTCCTGCACTTGTTTGAATTGGATTATCATACACCAGAGTTTTGAGTTTACTTGGTGCAATCAATGTATCAACAGACCCAAGGAATTCACAATTATGTGAAACTATTTTATTGGTAATGTATAGGTTTTCTTCCCCTACGTCCAATAAATCATATAAGTATATTCCTTCCTCAACTATTTCATTATATACAACTTTTTTTCCTTGAATAATATCATCAAGTTTTAGAGAAGATGCCTTTATCTTTTCACTCCCAAATGAATGATTATCAGAACATTTTATCTCACTTCCATCATCAAAAATAATCCAATGATAAAATGGTTTGAAAACTTTCTGTATTCCACTAAATGATTGAAATCCAGTTGGTGTCTTTACTTTTATATTGTTGTTTATTTTATACATTTGCCCTCACATTGTATTGTATAAATCCTCTATCCTCATCTTACTGATAACATCATCTTTCTCAACTTCTACCAATGTATCACCTCCAACGCACTCAAACTCAATCTTGAACTGTTGTTCAGAAGTGTTCTTGATTGTCTGTTCTTTCCAGACTTCATCCCTACCAGGAACTTCTGACCAGTGAACATCAGTTGGAATATATTCGTTCTTTGCCCTCTCTGCATCATGCCACATTCGATAGAAGTGGTTCATCCCGTGAGGGGTAGAAACAATAATTACCTTCGTTGATTTACCAGAAGTAATCGTAGGATAAACAGATGCAAAGAATGCATCAGCAACATGATTTGGGACGAATGCAAATTCGTCCAAGAAGAGGATGTTAAAAGACATACCTCGAACAGCTGATGCTGAGGTAGAAGCTGCAAGTATCTTACTACCGTTCTCTAATTCAATATTACCTTTGTTCCATACAAGAATACCCTGTTGCATCCACTTGGGTAAGTTCTCATATGCAGTAGCCAGTCTTGCTAATAGTTCTCTTGCCGTTGTGGCTTTGTTTGCCAGGATACCAATGTTGACACTATCATTAAAGATCGCATAATGAAGTAGATACGATACACAGGTGGTTGACTTACCAGTCTGTCTAGGCATCTTACAGATATTAAATCTGTTTTCATGGAAGTTGGTAATTAACTTTTCTTGGAAATCATAAGTCTTGAATGGTTGAAGACCATGGTCCAAGGTCACAATCTTTACATAATTATTTGCAAAGTATACCGGGTCCTGTTTACATTTGATATACTCTTCAATATTCTCTTGTGTAAACTCAATCGCGGTATTCGCCTTCTTAAGGAGTGGATTTCCTAAATAAACATCATTACTCATAAAAATTACCTAGTTTCTCTCCACTGAAATGCATTGTAAATATCTGTATCAGTATTATCAGACAAATTTGTTACAATAATAGCAAAGATGTTACTATCATCGGCATCAATGTTTTGTGCAATATAAGATCTTTTAGCCGAAGTTGGATCAAACGCAACTGTGGATGATGCTTGTTTTCCTGATGGATTATTTGCAGCAAGTAATGATGCGTTTTTCAAGTCTCCACCAGTTGTTGTAAAATTAGTTCCTGTTGTAACATTATATTCAACTGCAGAATCATCGTTAGTACTTTCCCAAGTTCCACCTGTAATATTATCGTTACTTGGTAATCTCCAAATCTCAAGTCTACAACTTGTGGAAGCACTCAATACTTCAATATCAGTCAATCTAACTGTTGTTCTATTTGGAATTCCTTTGAATGTATTAGATAGTCTAATAGCACCTACACATTGTCTAAATGTGCTTTGTGTATTTCTTGATAAGGTAATTGGTCCATTAAACGCTGCAAATTCAACACCTGTTTCTTTATATCCACCTTCACTCAATACAGTGGAACAAATTTGTTCCATTGATGTAATACCAACAGCAGCTCCTGTATTAGCAATCTCACATCTAATTGGAAGTGATGGAAGTGACCAATATGCATGTTCTTCAATATTTGAATGATTGAATTCGTGGAAGTATATAGTTCTCCCACCCAGAACAAATCCACATCTTATCCTACCCACACCCAACCACTGAAAGTCTGCTGCAAACAACTGTGTTTTAGTGAAGTCCAAAGATATACTGGTAATACCAGTACCATCCATAGGATCTAAATTCCAATTAACCTGATTAACGACTGTATCACTGGCAATTCCAGTATTAAAAGATCTTTTTATAACAGAAACAGTTCCGTCTCCTTCTTGTTGAACAAATATACCATTTCTATCATCATAATATCCCACTTTCTTTGTTGTATTTTCTCTTACATCAAGAAAATTAAAACTTGCCATTATAGATTGAGACTTACCTGGCATGTAATGGTGATACATTCTAGATTGGTGAATAACCTGATCCGTTGCACCAGTTCCAACAATTAATGCAATAGATGCTGTATTTGGATTTACTTCGGTTGTAGCACCAGCACCAACAGTTTTCGTAAGAAGTTCTACTTCTTCACCATAAATGTGTGTATAGTCGGCAAGAGTATATGGCATCGATACTCTTGATCTTCCAAAAGCATCAACTGATCCACCACTTGTGCCAGTAGTTACTCCACAATCACCAATGTTGCCGTATCTGTCGGCACACATGTAAACTTCGTGAAGTGTTCTCTCCTGGTTTAGATAATCTTGTGTATTCTTATTCCACTGTGCCATAATTTTCCCACTGTAATTTGCCAGGGTGATATCTTCTTACATCACCAAATTTCACTGTTGGTTTTTGTTCTACTGGATATACTCTTTGAACAATTGCTCCAGGATATTCACCTTGAAGTTGTTCCGCCAACTCCTGATTAGTTGGTAGTCTTACTGAGTCAGCCTGTTCTAACTGTACTCTGTAAATACTACCCATCCAAACAAAGTCTGCAAGATACTTATAGTTCTCTTCCACCTGCTGTTCTGGAGAAGCAGAATTATCACCACCTACATTGAGTGTTCCATTAAAGTCACCATGAATAGTGACTGATTCCTGTATAAAATCTTTAAAGTCTTTCATCAGCATTTCCACTTTCTAAGGGCAAGAGCCTTACGAGTGGGTTCGCCATTAGGTTTCTTCATTGGTCCCTTAACTCCACCCATACGAGCACAGAAGGATCTCTTTCTAGGACCACCTTCAGGTTGAGGAGCCTTGAGATCAGAACCAGGATTTTCACGTTCGTAAGACTTACGTCCCTTCTCGTTCAATCCACCTTCTTTGTCCTTACCTTCCTTTCTCTGCCATGCAGCAGACTTCTCTTCGAGTTCTTCTACTTCTTCACGGACACCTACATTAATCATAGGCTCACTTGGGTTGTATGGTGCAAGGTCAAATCTTTGAAGATAACAACCAGGATAAATCTTCTCAAGAGCACTAGTAACTTCTTTTCTAGATGGTCTCTTAACTTCAGGGAAGAAGAGTTTCATCATCATATACTTACCTCTCCAGGTAAAACCTACCAAGTAAACATTACCATTCTGTGCAGGAACTCTGGTTGCTTCTTCAATCTCAACTTCTTCCTTCTTCATTTTTGCCTTCTTCTCATTATCAATATTATGGTTGGCACCAGTCATTATACTCTGCTTCAAAGTAGAAGCACCATACTTATCTTGTTTATAGCGAGTCATGCTCTTATAACGATCAAACTTATCGTTACCTTTCTTATCGTATTTGGGTGCTTCTTCAATAGGCGCATATCCTTCACCAACAGGAACACAATTAGGAACTACTTTTTTACCCTTCTGGGTATACCCAACCCAACACTTCTCATCAAGAACTTCTACTTCAACACCTGCGGCTTTCATACATCTGATTTGAAGGTCAGTGAATTCTGGAAGAGCCATGAATTCTTCGTTCTTCTTTGACTTACCATAGTTGGCAGCACCTTTCTTACGACACTGAACCAAACGACCAGAAGCATAAGCAGAAGGCCATACAGAAGCAGATGCCTTTACCTTATGGTAACATGCGTCCTTCTTACCACTACTCTTACCTTTCTTGTCTGCTTCGTTGATTTCCATTTCTTCTTTCATTTTCTTCTTTGGTTTGTCAGTTGAAACGTAAGTTGGTTTTGCAGCACCAGACTTTGATTGTTGGTTTGGGTCTGCAGCTTTCTTTCTTCTTTGTGCAGACTTCCTTTCGGCAGGAGTCATACTAGCTCTCTTTGAAGAAGATACACATTTAGGTGTCCCTTCGCCTGGTTTATCGCTGGCACAAGTTCCACCAGTGACTACATTGACCCAACCAGGCTTATCGTCTTTTGACTTGGATCCTTTGAACCACTTATGTAGATTACCTTCCTGCATATCAAAGAAAGAGTTCTGTTTTATTATTTATAACTAAATACTAATATCTTCAGTTTCTATTTCGAGTGGTTTATAATCATCCTTCCAGTTACTAGTATCTACTTCTTCCTTCTGTTGTTTTACCCAATCATCAGGTATAAGATTATGTTTTTCTTTAAATTGGTTATGTAATTTGGTTGGTGTAATATTATACTCTGCACTAATCCCTCTCATAAGTCTATCAATTGACTTATAAGATGTACTTTTAAGATTTACCAGTTCAGTTTCTAAAACCTTTACTGCTTTTATCGCACTTTGTTCTACCTTCGGGGTTTCATTGAACAAAAATGCTTCAAAAATCTTAGCATCTTTTTTAATTTTATCTAGTTCTTTTTCTTTTTTTAAGTTTTTTTCTTTAACCTTCCGTTTTTCTTCACTCAAACTTGAGAAAAGGTCTCCAAGGGATACCTCCCCAAGTATTTCTTTATTCTTTTCTTTACTTTTTTTCTTCTCTTCACCAATAAGAGAAAAGAAATCTCCTAAGTTATCCATTTTTACACAGATATAGTTGAATTCACAATAACTGAACCCTCAAAAACCTTCGATACTACATTCGAACCAGAGGTTACAAGAATATCATAGTAGTTTCTACCTACAGTCAAATTCGATGTAATTGAAGTTCCCATCGACAACGTAATTGTTCCGGTAGTTGATGCAATACCTACAGTAAAACTCTGAACATTGAGTACATCTTCTGGATATTTTCTAATTTTAGAAACCCCAGTGTAACCAGTCAAATCGATAATAGTCTGGTCAGGATTTTTCATCACAAAATTCTGTGAAAAATCTGTACCTTTGTCGATTTGTATATTTACTGATTCAGCAGCCATTGTATTTTTTTAAGTATTTAGGTCCTTACCTGCATTCTTTAACATCTTCTGAAGGTCTGCAGTTGAACCAACAAAAAGAGCATTATTGACGGTTGTTGGTCCTTTCAATTCCTCTTCCTTATTAACATCTTTCAACTTCTTCTGAAGGTCCATCAACTTATCAGTTGCATCAGAGACACTCTTAATTAATTGACCAGCAACTTCATATGCTCTCGGCATCTCACTTTCTTGAGCTAGTTCAAGAATACCATTGATTGCTTCCTGACCCTTTTCAATGATTGAGTATAAATTACCTCTGGTATATTCGTAGTCTTTACGAATATCTTCCTTGGAATTTTCATACCTTTCAATTCTCTTCTCAATAACATTCTTTTCTGGTGTTACCTCTATTGGTTCAACATCAAAAGTTTCATTGAGCTTTTCATACTTATCCATGATTTACCTCAGAAAAGATTTCCATCAAAACCGAAATTGTCACCAACTTCAATTTGTTCATTATCCGATTGAGTTATTGTATATACTTTCTCTCCAAGTAAATGATTTTGTAGTGGTGACTTATCTTGAGCTCTCTTAACTACTAGTCTATTTCCTGTCACATTCTCCACATACATTTCTTCTTGACCAATGTAAATATATGACTTCTCTGGAATCTTAGTTCCATCATCAACATCAATGATGGTTTCTACCATATCAACATTCTCCGAAAGTAGAGTTGCAACTACACCATCATAATCTTTAACTGCCCTTGGAGTAACTTGATATGTAACATCTCTTTCATATGAATTACCACTGGTGGAACCAGCAACATAACCAATAGAAACCTTTTTGATGATGTCCGAAGAAACATCCTTAAGAGGACCAAAGACATAAGTCTTTGCCGTAAATGTCAGAGTGTATATAAGTGCTCTTCTTGTATCAAAATTACCTTCATAATCATCACTCATAACAATGTTATCCAGTTGAACCGGAACATTGATTACTTCATTCAGATTACCCAAGAACTTGATAGGAAGGGTATATCCTGGTTGAAAGTAAGGAACAATTTGTTCAATAATTTGAAGCATATCATCATTCAATTTGGTGTAAATTGAAAGAGTGATTGTCATGTTATATGGAACAGGAAGATATCCTTTCTTCGTCTCTGTTCCATCAGAACTTGTATAAACTACTGTCTGCGTTTGTGTTGATTTTCTTGAGGAATCATATGCCAGAT